TCGTCAGTGTTGGTCGTGTCGTACATATTAAGTGCGCCAACCTGTCCGTTGAAATAATCTAACCCTTCTTTGAAACTCATTGGCGCATCTCATTCCATGTCTGCCCGACTCGCATCTGGCTCAGCTCTGAATACAAGGTCATACGGCTAGCGTCTGCCCACAAGGTCAAGTAATTATCACCGGTGGCGCTGTGCTTGCTAAAGCGATTCTTCACACAAGCGACACGAAACTCGCCTGAGTGTGGCACGAGAGCCACTGTCAGGATCATCTCTGGCAACTGGGCAATCTTGCCCTGAATAGCTTTACGGCTTGGTGGCAAGTCAGGCTTGCCCTCAGCTTCGCTTGTGTGGTGCAGTAGCACAACAGCGGCTTCTGTCTCACGAGCAATATGGTGCATTGCTTTGGCAATCTCACGAAGGCCAGACCAATCATCGCCTGCCATAGAGACAACGTTCATGGCATTGTCCACGATAATCATGTGTGGATACTCGCCATAGGCTTCGCCGTAAGCACGGATAGCAAGATCGATTTCATCTAGCGTAGGGCTAGGCGCAAAGTCAAACTGCAAATGCTTAATGCTCTCTAGCTCCTGGCCGTAGAAGTCCTGACCAGCACCGCTGGAGAATGCTTCTTCGACAGTAGAAACCTTATGACCAGTAATCATTGCCGATGCTCGGATAGCAGTGGTATAGCCATCTGTATCTGCTGATATATACAGCGTAGGCACTTTCATTTGAACTGCCATCCAAAGGGCTATGAGTGATTTGCCGGCGTTAGGTGCGCCTGCAATCATTGTCAGTTGTCCTCTACGAAACCTAATCCCTTCGTTTACGAGCGAAGGGAATAGGTCTGGTAGCAGTGCATAATCGTTCGTGCTTTTCGCTGCCGCTTGGTGTAGTGACAGCATGACGGATTAGCGAACGAAGTTAGGCTCGCACTGATCAGGTGTACCCTTCGGCGTTGGGCAGAAGTAGCCCTTCCACGCCTTTGGTGCGCCTGGCTTTGACTCACGGAACTGACGCTCACCGTGCTTGCACTGGTGAACAGCCAAGGTCAACGGTGATGGTGTTGGTGTCTCTGACACTACGGTTGCGCCGAGAGACTGGATGGCGTTGCGGACGTTGCCGGCATTGCCAAGTGAAGCCGAGACAGAGCCAATGAGTGCGGCTGTGTCTTGGATGGTTGCCAACTGTGCTTCCAACTCTGCTGAGTTATCTGCATAGATGTTGATTAAGGTTCCGTCAGCCAACTTGAAGTTGACTTGGAACTTGGTTGTTTCTGCTGCCATGGTATTGCTCCTTATTTTATCTGTGATAGTGGATCGTAAATTGATGAAAGCTCTCCGCCAACGGCGTAACAATAGTCCTTTACTCCGCATGAGCTACACGCCATGCCGATGTTAGGCAAATATACTTTCGCTTCCAAGCCTCGCGCAAACTGTGCAAACAGCTCAGTCATTACGGGAATTGTCCAGCGGCTCAACCCTTCAGCTTCTTCAAACTTAGCATCTCGTGCTGAGTAGAAGTAACCGCGAGTAGGCCGAATGCCGAACTGCATCTCCATGAGGCAGGCATAGATGCCCAACTGCATAGCCGAGTCAGGCGTTGATTTGCCGGTCTTAAAGTCTACCACGATTAGCTCGCCAGTGGGTAGAACGGCAATCAGGTCAGCGAATGCCTTGATAAGCACATCGCCAAAGTATTGGTTGAAACCGATTTCAATGCCAGGTACGCCCTCTGGGCTAACCCAAATCTCCAACTGAGATTCTTGCCAAGCGTTGATGAAATCAAAGAACATCTTCTTGCCGTTCTCATCCCACCAATTCTTGTCTTCCTTGTTGGGATACTGCTTGGTTGCTCGTCCACCCACGCGCCAATCAACAGGATTGGTGCTGGACTTAGATTCAACCTCGGCAATCTGATCTATGAAAGCCTTTTCCCAAATGGTATCCCAACTCATGCGATGGTTTCCTCTCCGGCAACGAGCTTGCGAGCTTGGTCAAGACCAAGTTTAATCATCTCGTTAGGCTCCTTGTCAATAAGATTCTGGATTTGCTTACCAAGTGCAAGTCGCATAACGACTTCAGTTTCAGCAAAGGCTTGCTGGAAAGCCTGCTGGCTGATTACTTTGGCGTGTCTTTTACCCATGTGATTCTCCTAGTGGTGGCGTGACTGCGACTGCGAGGCTACCACATAGCGCACAGTTGATGTCAAGGAAATAGATACCGATTTCTCCGTCATCGTCAAACTTACACTTGACGCTCCATAGATCCGACCCGCAGGGGCAGACTCGGATTGGGCCGAGATTACGATAGTCGGCTTCTGTACCGGTTGTTGGCTTGAGGTTTGCGATGTCATCCATCACCACTCCAGCGCGAACCAAAAGAAAAAGAAGTCGGCGTCAATGCCATACTTGCCCACGCTAAATCCAAGGCGAACAGTATGCTTGCTGTAACCAGTGGTTAGGTATACACGACCATAAAATGTAAACTCTTTTGTCATTAGAATGGAACCTCATCTGTCGGATTTTTCTTTTTTTCAAATTCCGCCAGTAGGAAAGCCTCGGCAGCGGCGTGAAAGGCTGAGCCTCCCACGAACCACCAAGCTGGCTCTTGTGGTGCTTGCAAGTTACGCTCTAGCTGGAATGCTTTGCCACAGCGCAACCATGAAGTAAAGGCGCTAAAGGATCGGTGTTGCACAGTTGTTTCGTTCATGGCGTGAGCATAGCAGGGTGGTATTCGCCACTGTCAAACCAGACACGCCGATGGAATCTGCCAATGGCATAAGTTGACAAGTCGCCTCTGGGTATGACTATAATATGAGCGAAGCGAATGCGGTTACGGTGGAGCCTGTTAGGCTCCCCAACGAGGCGGCAAAGCTGATAGCCTCTAACAGTAAAACGGCATAAAAAAAGAAGCCCCGCCGAAGCGGGGCTGATAAACATTACTGTTTATGCAAGTAACCCTTTTGGTGCGCTTTATGTAGAGGCGTAAAGGGTGTTGTCTTTCACACGCTAGCCGTTTGGCCTATCCTTGCGGATTACACAGGGACGGTTCAAGCGCGAATTTACTTTGCGGCTGTTGACTTAAAGTGGTTGTAAGCACCAACGGCAACTGGGCCAAGAATTGCTACAACAGCAGCCCATGCAACAGACTTGAGGTGATGGTTACCGGTCTGCCAGATAGATACGCCAGCAACGAGAAGTGCGGCGAGGTAATGCTCTACGATAGCTTTGTTGAACTTCATGGTATCTCCTATAGTGAGAAGCTGGATTGTTCCAGCTCTACTACGGTACCATAGCTACGGCTTTAAGGTACGAATCCCATGGGAAATTTGCGCCAGGATCCGTATGTCCGCCAGCTATCTTCTTGGCAAGGGTAATGTCGTTATGACCCACAAAACCCGCTTTACCAGCCAGTACATCCTCTGGTGATAGCTTCACCAGGGGGATGTGGTTACGACGGGCTATATCGGCTGCTAGAGCCGCTGAGACGTGTAATTCGGCAACGCTGTACCCATCACCCCACTGGGCTGGCGTTTGAGCCGCAGAGCCTGCATGCTCAATGGAAATAGACTCTTGGTTAAGGGCGTAGTCATCCACAGCCCATGCGGTGTCTGTCTCTAGGACAGACTGGATAACCTGCTTGTCGTCGCACATATAGTGAGCAGAGGCTTGTGGCGCTGTAGCACCTGCGAACCATGCGGCTACCTGCTTGGCACGGCCTTCTGTCTCAGGCGTCTCCATGGTGTGAATAACGATGAGGCGTGGGGTATGACCGGCACGACCCTTGGTGTAGTTACGAGCTTGGATGAATGGATATGTCATTGGTAGATTAACCTTTCTGCCAAATCCCCTGGCGTTACTTGATCATCTGGCTTATCGAATAGTGGAACAGAGGCGCGTCGATACGCCTCTGCCACAAGCTCCGAGCAGATATAACCATCGTGCTGGCTAATGCGATGAAGTGTCTTATTGTTAGCCAACAATTTTAGTCCGAGGATACGAAGGGCAATACTGATAATAACCAAGAAGTTGTAAGGCCTGCCTACGGTGAGCTTGGCATAATTGACAACGGCAAGGCGTTGCTCTAGCAAGATTGACTCATGCTGGTTCCATGCAATGTTGGGATACTTGCTCACTGGGCTGATAGCTACGCCAGTGGGATTAGCCTCAACAATGTTGCCATCGCCAACATAGATAAACGCATGGTTCCATCGGCTGACAGTGCCAAGGCGAATGAGCTTGCCAAAGAAACCGCCGGTACGGACTACGCCGTAATCTCCCATGCGTGGCTCATAGCTTGTCATCGTTCTCCAATAGGTCTTGGAGATGCTCAATCTCCTGCTTCTCTAACTTCAAGATGTGGCGGATAATCATGGCATCTCGCTTGGTCTGACCAATCATGGCAATACCGATGATAAGCTCAACGGTAACTGCTAGCCATGAGGCTAGGTTCATCCATTTGATGTAGGCGTGAGTGTCGGTAAACCATGTGGGCTGCGCCCACCAGACAAAGGTAACGCCAGACCAAAGAACGACAAAGAACCAGTTGCGGATAATGCCCTGAATCTTCCAGCTAATCTGTTCAGAGAAGGTGAGTACGTCGCCAGTAGATTCGTGGATGTACTTCTTCTTGAACGGATTAGCCATTATGCTCCCGAATGTGCTGTTCGAATTTGCCATTGAGTGTGCCTAAGTCAACCGCTATATTCTGTTGTTTCTCTACCAAAGTCTCAATCATAGGGATAACACGCTTGTTGATAGCGTCATTTAACGATCCGCCAGAGTTGGGCAGGACTTCGTGCTTAATAGTCTTGATGTCCTCTTTGCTGTCCTTGTCCATGTCCTTGATGACATTCTGTACGCCATGCTTAAATATGTACCAAATGCCAGTAGCCGTAGCTCCGAGGGTAAAGACAGTGTTGTAAAGAATTGTGGTGATGTCCACTTTGGTTGACATTGCGGTATGCCCTAACTGTTATACGGTACGGAACTGGATTTCGAGGATTCCTCCAAAGCCGGTAAAGCGACGCTCTGGTGGAGTCTGACGAATAAAGGTCAATGTTTCAATAACGCCACGGACTGTCTCGCCATTGGTAAAGTCCTGAAGGATGACGACATCGCCATTGGATTCAATGGCTTCAAGCTGTGAGAGACGCTCTGCCGCACGGCCTTCGTAACCGGTAGGCATGTTGTACTTGTCGCCTTCAAAGTCAAAGTTGGCGACAGGAAGTGTGATGATGCGCTGACGCTTAACGGCAGGAAGCGCCTTGAGCTGGTAGCCGTTGAACGAATCTTCTTGTCCGACAAGCTGACCTGATGCGGCATTAAGGGTAAAGCGCAAGCCGACAGATTCCTTAGGAGCCAAGTCGTACTGATCTATACCAGTAATGTCTTGGGTAAAGTCGAAGGTGTTATCAACGGTAATGATAGGGTTGATAAATCCACTGGCATCTACAGCAGCAACACTCAGCGTGCCTTGCATAGGCAAAGTCTCGCGGAGCTTAACAAGCTCAAAGTGCTTGTCCTCAAGGGTAAAGTAGCGAATCTGACCTGTCTGTAAATAGCCGCTAGATACCAATGTGTTAGCTTGGAAATAGACGCCTGTGCTATCTACGCCAATGGCGAGCTTGCCAGACTTGCCCACTACGCAGACTGCGCGAGCAACTGCTGTAGTAGGTACGCGAAGGTGGGTAGCCCATGCCATTTGGTTAACGCTAATGTCACGGCTCAGGTCAATCTTGATAAGACCGGATGAGTATGTGCCGTCACCATTGTCGATGTAGTTAGAGACGGTGCAGTATGCAAATCGGTCTGCAAAGGTAACCGAGTAAGATGGCAGTCCGTTAAGGACTGTTCCGCTGGCTGGGTCGTAGCCGTTGGTAACAACGGTGATTGGACCGTAGGTAACATAGCCTGACGATACGAAGCCTGATGTATCAATCTGACCAATGCGGATGCCTTTGTTGGTACAGAAAATCATATACTTGCCGATGTATGCACCAAGGGCGTAGATGATTTCGCCTCGTGGTAGGTCAGCAGCAGTCAATGCGCGGGTCAGCAAAGGAACCTGACCTGATGTATCTAGGGCAAGACGGTAGACCGATGACGAGTCACCGGCATATCCACCGATGTAGATAGCGTTAGGGCCTTCGCATACGCCAGTCCAGACCCATGCTGGGTTAGGATGAGCATAGATAGGCAAGTTGTTATTGCTTGCCAAGGCTACGGTGCCTGACGCAGATGCCTGTCCGACAGCGGCGTTGTTGACAAAGAAGGTAACGGTTGTGCTGTTAGGCACAGCGGTAACTGACCATGTGCCGTTGTAAGGAGAGCCAACGGAAGCTACAGTAATCAAGGATCCGACAACAAAGTTGTGGGCAGATGATGTTGTCAGGGTAGCGTTGTATGAGCCGTCTACCTTGCTTGTGGTAACCGTGTAGGAAACGACAGGCTGTACTTCAAAGATGTAGTTATTGACGCCAGCAATAAGGCGCTGCTTAACCCAACCAAGGTTGACGTTGGTAACGGTTCCCACCATAGATGGGTGGGTAAAGATAAGCGTACCGCTGCTAGCGCCAGTGAGTGGGCCTTTGTAAATGCCTGTGGCATTAGCGGCATAGTAGTTAGCGCCGTCTTGTGCCAGCGCAAGGATGTTGCCTGAGCCGCCCCATGTCAAGGTTGTAGTTACACCAGCGGCAGTAGTGCGATAGAGCGTAGAGCCATTGGCAGTAATGACTACATCCACACCATTGGTGTCAGAGCCGCCCACCATAATAGGCGCAGCCGATACGGTGATGTCGGTATTCTTGGTGACATCTGGCAGGAGTGTTACCTTGCCGATGTTAAAGACATCGACGCCAGCGGACTTGTTAAAGCGATAGCCAACAGTCTCGCCTTCGATTGGTTCTTCGTAGCGAATGCCAGCTCCATAGTGGAACGAGGACTGGCTGCGTAGCCACCAACCGGTAAGCGTCTGCTCGCCTGGTTCCTTCTGTTGGTCTATCTGTTGCTTACGGTACTGAGCCGTCTCGCGCTTGTATGGGTATTCCTTGGATGCGGCTAGAAAGAAGGGAAGCCCTGCTACGGCGCAGTCGTAGGAATTGGTTGTGTTACTAAAGGTATTACCGGAGTTTGATGGTTGACCAATCGGATCAACAGGACGTTCCGCGATATGGAAATTGCCGTCTAGCGCCACACTTACTCCTTAAATAGTTTCCAATAAAAAACCCCGCCGTAGCGGGGTTGTCAAGCTGGTATTACTTACGCTGTCAGTGCTGCCACTTCGTCAGCGGTTAGCCCCAATGCGGTGAGCTTGGCGATAGCGGCTGCTTTCGCATCTGCCTTTGCCTTCTCTGCTGCATCAGCGGCTGCCTTGTCAGCGGCGGCTTGTGCGGCTGCTGCCTCGGCTGCTGCAATTTCTTCAGCGGTTTGTGGGCGAGTGGTTACTTCGCCTGTCTCGCAGTTTACTTCAATTACGTCTGCCATGTTTGTTTCTCCTTAGTTATGAGTTTTTAATGCCGTAGAGATATGCGGTTGAGTATTGAACATAATTTCCACCAGAACCATTGATGGTAATAGATGTAATTGCTGAAGTACTGGAATATAGTCCAGACGTTAGCATAACGTAACTTTGTGCAGCGTTATTTTCTTCTACGCCATCTACGGAAAAAGATTTATATGTTGCGGTGTTTGTATAATTAGGAAAATATATTTCAAAATTGCCAAAATTATTAGCAGTATTAGAAGAAGTGTCAACATAGCCAAAATATCCACTCTGAGTATTGGATGATGCTGATGAACCATCCGCTTGTAATAATATTTCAGAGGTGCTACCGCTGTTGATACTTAATGCCACCGCATCTTGAGTTGAACCAGTTCGAGTTGTACGAATAGATGCAACCAGTTTTAGGTCAGTATATGTCTGAGGTATGCTGGTAAAGTTGATGCTGCTTGCACCACCAGAGCCGACTACAACAGTTGCAATAAGCGTTGGATTAACAGTTGCCATAGTTATGCCGCCAATATTCCATAGAGGGTAAAAGTTGATCCAGCCACAAAGTTTGGTCCAACAGCAGGCGTTAGCGTCATACTGGTAATTGCTGAAGTGGAACGGTAAAGACCAACGTTTGCATAAACGCCATAATTATTTGTAATTTGATTTGCGCTTCTACTTAAAATTGTTTTATAAGTTGATGTATTTGAATAATTCATAATTTGACCAATTAGCATAGATGGCTGGGTAGTGCTTGATGTACCAATTAAACGACCCAATGTATGCGAAGAAGTGTTTGCCGCTTGGCCAGAACTAGCAGACGAACCATCCCCATAAAGCAAAGTAAATGAATAACTGTTTGAATTATCAGAATTAAAAATTACGTTGACCGCATCACTATCATTTGCTCTGGTGGTACGACCATTAATAACAATGATTAAATCTGTATAGCCAGAAAATGAATTAAACGTAACGCTTGCTGTATTACTGCCAAGCGTTGTTGCTGCGATTGGTGTGTATGTTGGTGCGCTAGCCATATTATTTCACCCCGTAAAGTGCGAAAGAAGAATACTGCGTAAAGGGAGCGGTAAATGTTATAGAAGTTACCGCGTTTGTATTTGTATAAAAAGCGAAAGAGTTTAATCCAATATCGCCAGCGCCGTTTCTATCATTTCCCCACAATGACCGACCAACTTTATATTTATTGGTGCTGGTATAATCAAGAATATCAAGAATAACGGCGCTTCCAGCGGTAGCGGATACTAACTCGGTATAGCCGTATGTAGCCGAACCTGTTGCGGTTCCAAAAGCAGAAACAGTAGAGCCGTTTGCGTATAGAGCATGGCTTGAATAATTAGTAGAAGTATCTCCATTAAAATCTGTTTGTAGCCATAGCGCGCCTGTTGTTTGCAATGACATTCGTACTTGCAAATGTGTATATGTTTGCGGAATGGATGAGAAGGTAATGCTACTTGCGCCGCCAGAACCAACGGTTACGGTTTGAAGCGAAACAAGGTTACCCGCTACGGATAAATGTCCAGGCTGAGCTGAAGCTAATATGCCAGGCAGGATCATGCAATGTCTCCCATTACTAGCCAAGTGTTAGCACTTGTCTGTACGCAGGTAGCGCCGCTGTACTGCACACGGGTCTTAGGAGCAGAGGCGGTGCCGCCATTGGAAACAATGGTTACGCCTGAGCCTTGGGTAATAGTAATCTGACCAGCGCCAGTCTGGGCAATGTTCAAGATAGTGCCGACTGGGAAAGCCACCGATGAGTTTGGTGGAATGGTAAAGGTGTTAGCCGATGCGTTGTTAATCGTAACAAGCGTATTGCTACCATCGCCAAGGACTGCAGTGTATGAAGCAGACTGAGCGTTGACGTTGATAGTAGGCGAGACTGCATTGTTCGTGAGTAGCGAGACAGCCATTAGAGTGTTACTCCTGTCGCAGTAAAGTCGGTGTTGCCTGTTGTGG